CCCTCTGCCCCTGCCATATACGGCCCAATAGCTCAGCTGGATAGAGCACTTGACTACGAATCAAGGTGTCGGGAGTTCGAATCTCTCTTGGGTCACCAACAAAACCACTTTTATTTTGTCGGGATAAACGGTCACGTTTTTAACGGCAAGCTCAAACAGGGTCTTGATAAATTCAGGACTCTGTTTTTGTTTGAGTTGTTTCTGGAACGTATCGATGATTTTATCAATATCAAAGGTCGCAGATTGAGCAATGATTTGTCTGTCTTCGGCTTCTTTAATTCGTACCCGAAGTTTTAGAATCTCTTCTTTTAGCTGGGTCATTTTCTGCAAAGTAAATTCATCTTCATTGTCTGTCATGTACAGATTATATAATTTATCAAGTCGCTTAGACGCATCGCTTTCCTGTTTTTTTAGCCTTTTTATCTGTTCTATATAGTCTGGAGCTTTGACGCTCATGTTATTTTTAGCAATAATTCTTTTTATCTGATCGTGCGCATCAGGAGCTGTAAATAATTTGCGGATTAGCTGGTATACTGTGCTTTCAATATCATCACGATTGATAAATTTCTGCGGGCATTTTTCTTCACCAATAAGACGGCCTTTAGGACATCTGTAGTAATAATTCTTTATTCCACGGCTATTTTTAGTGGAGTGTGCAACCATTGCAGATCCACACTGTCCGCAATGTATAAGTCCGGACAATGCATAGATTGCTTTTGCATTTCCTGTACCTGATCTTCTTTTATTTTGATCCAATTTATCTTGTACCTCCCAGAAAATTTCTTTTGAAACAATGGCTGGAATAACATTTTCAAAATACTGTACATTAGCGCTTGTCCGGTGTGTGTTTCTTTTCCCCTTCCGGAATAGCGTTTTACCGAGATAAAGATCGCCGACGTATTTTCGATTGCGCAGAATCTCATACATAGAAGCGATGGTAAATTCTTTTCCCGAACGATTTCTGTAGCCGGCATTAAAGAGACGTTCCCGGATAACGCCGTAATGAACCCCCGCAGCATACCAGTCAAAAATCATACGGACAGCAGATGCTTCGCTCTCATTAATGATTAGTTTTTTGCCTGAATCAACAGAAAAACCATACGGCGGACGACCACCCGTGCATTTACCTTGAATTGCGTTTTCACGTAGTCCCTTTTTGATTTCGTTGGATAGATTACGAGAGTAATAAGCCGCCATGCCTACTAGCATAGACTCCATCATCTGCCCTTCGGGGGATGTGCTATCGATATCCTGCCGGCTGTAAGCGTATTTTACGCCTGCTTCTTCCAGCTTGTGCTTTGTTATGTAGTAGTCAAGTTCGTTTCGGGCATTGCGGTCTATTTTGTGGAATACGACGATATCAAATTTCCCTTTTTGTGCATCTTTCAGCATGAGTTTGTACTGATCGCGCCCGATAGTCGTAGTGCCTGATTTCGCTTCATCGGCGTACTTTGCAACAATAGCATAGCCGTGTTTTTTACAGTATTCTGTGCTGTCTCTGAACTGCGCAAGTATGGATTCTTCTCTTTGATTTTCAGAAGAAAAACGTGCGTATAAAGCGGCTCTAAGCATAAAAAAATCAGCTCCTTTTTTAGAAATGGGCTGATCGTGTTATAATATAATAGTAATCAGCCCGTGGGTGGGTTATTACATTCTCCCGTTATCGTATGGCAGTATGATAACGGGATTTTTTACATGCTATGCGTTAAAACTTTTTTCATCTTCAATCATTTTCTGGATCTGTTCAACAGTAACCTCAAAGGTTATCAAATCCCCCTGCGTGTTCACATATCTGACTTCGTACGGGCCATTCAATATCTGTTCTCGATCAAAACCGAAATAAGATGCGCAATTACTCGCCGGGAGTAAATCAGATAATATTTGCGGAATTTGATATTTGGGGTATATGCGCTTTCCGTTTTTCATTAGAGCAAAATGCTTTACCGTTCCGCTACTATTCCGCACCGTGTTATTATCCCACGTGGTCGCCACCCATAAAATGTTCTGATTAGCTAATAGGTAAGCCTTAAATTCATCAGGGATACGCAGTAATCGCATGTCTTCCGTTGATGATATGTAGAGAGCGGCAGTGTATGGTGTTACGAGAACGACTTGATTAGCCCCGCCAGAGCCTTGACGCATTTCGAGGCCGTAGTGTTTGGGCGCTTCAAGTGAGCCGTGCTTTTTTATATTTTTACCTTTCTGCCACGTTTGATCAAAAGATTCAGAAGTTAAAACCGTAAAATCTCCGTGTGCGCAGCTTATCGAAACTTGTACAAAAGATATTAAAACAGCGGTGATACACGATAAAAAGAATTTATAACTTCGCATTTGACACCTCCCTAATTAATGAATTTCCGACTGCCGCAGAACAGCCAAGCCTAAAATTTTAACATTCTGGCAGTTAAATCGGTTAAGCTGTATCGGCGGATACTTTGGGTTTTCCGACACGAGCATTATACCGTCTGCCGATTTATAAAAACGCTTTAAGCAAACTTTTTCATTATCTATTTCGACACAGGCTATTTTACCATTCGGGACTTCCGGCATAGACTTTATGAAAACAATATCACCGTCGTTTATACCAGCGTTAATCATACTGTCGCCGCGGACGGTGATACAGAAGTCGACGTCATATTTATTCTCTACGTCATAGTAAGGCGTATCCTGATTGATATCCTTTAACGGCTGCCCGGCGGCGGCATACCCCAGCATTGGGACTTTTTTAAATTGCGGGCGGTGGGTACCGGGCGGGAGTGTCGTGTCTGAATCATCATAATCCAGTAGCCAGCGAGCAGTAGTGCTTAAAGCTTCGGCAAATGCTACTATCTTAGATTGCGTCAAATCATTCTCGCCGCTTTCTATTTTAGCGATTGTCGATCGGGATTTATAACCTAATCGTGTAGCCAGTTCTTCTTGTGACATTCGCAGTTCTTCCCTGCGCAATCGTATCCTATCCCCTAATGTCATGTTTAAATCCTCCTAAAAAAGATTATATTACTTTAGTTACGAAAAATCAACAAAAATTAAATTTCATAAAGAAATGTTGACTTTTCAGAAACAAAGGGTTATACTGTGTCTGGTGATTAAAAATCACGATAAAATATCAGAAAGGAGGAAACCTAGATGACGAATACCGCGGAGTTGGAAGGCGCGATTGCGAAATCTGGTAAATCAAAAAAAGAGATCGCAGCCGCACTCGCATTATCTGAAGCGGGACTCTGGAAGAAAATAACAAATCAATCAGAATTTAAAGCGACTGAAATTAAAAAGATTCAAAGTCTTCTATCTCTGTCCGCCGCTGAAAGAGACCTAATTTTTTTTGCACAATAGAGTGATTTTAAATCACTATACTAGTAAAGCAAAAAAAAATATCAATTTCTTCTCTCCGTTGAGCCGCCCGCAAATAACAAGTTGTTATTGCTGTATCCATTGTGAACTGTGTTATGCTCGACAACAATTACCTTGGGCGGCTCAACGGAGAGAAGAACAGAAAAAAGTGGGGTGATTAAATTTGAGAGTTTCGGACGATATCCCGTCGGTTATCGAAGTCAGCTATCAACCACCGGGAGAAGAAGCAGATTTTCACGAATACAAGTTGGCGAAGTGGATTATGAGCTTATCGAAAGAACAGGAGGATTCAACATGATTGACAGATTAATAATCTATTTATGGCTTTTCCTGTCCGTCGTACTGATTATCGCCGCAGCGGAGAAAACATCATGCGTACGTTTTTAATCGCATTTACGACAATCGTCCTTTTAGCCGGCTATGCAGTACAGCCACCAGAAAAGACGGTACCGTACAAAGTCACGGTAGCGCGCGGAGAAAGCGTCTGGGATGCCTGCGCGAAAGTCGCAAGCAGTAGAGATGACGTTCAGGAAGTGGTCTACAACACACTGAAAGAAAATCACATCAGCAACCCGGGCAGCGTTCAGCCGGGGACGGAATTAGTTATTCGAGTAAAGGAGATGAAGTAAAAATGGCTTGTAGGGGAGACGTCGATACTGAAGATTTAGAACGGATAGTCTCTATCGCACGCAGCGGAGAAAATATACTCTGCGGATATTTTAAAGATTTTGATGGCTGCCTGTCTGTTGAACAGAAAGAAAAAGTGACAGCTGCTGTGGATTTCTTTGAAATGTTAGCGGATCACTTAGAAACACTAACGGCAGCTGTTGAGGCTATGAATTACAGAGAGGAGATGCATGAATGCGGAGAAGACTATTAACCCTTTTATTCACATTGTTAGCACCGCTTGCGGCACACGCAGAATGGCTCATCGCAGAGTGTAGCGCTTATACGCCTTACGATTGTGGGACTATCACCGCAACGGGTGAAACAGTCCATGTTGGCGGGGTAGCTTGCAACTTCCTACCTTTCGGTACAGTCGTCATCATCGACGACAGGGAGTATGTAGTCAATGACCGCTGTGGCATCGATGGTTGCATAGATATCTTTATGGAAAGCTATGAAGACGCTATTCAATTCGGAAGGCGGTATAAGGAGGTTTATGTAAAGAGATGAATTATAAAAAGATCTATTCACAAGCGCTTAAAACTATTTTAGGTGGAAGAAAAGGGGTAGTTCTCAGGCAGTTTATGAAATCTGCAGACGGTAAGGACCTGCTCACGTTTGATAATTACGGCTTGTTTTTCATACCGAAAGAGCTAAATATCTTCGCGGAGCATGTCGGGACACCCTTACCCGCACACGCTGTGTGCAAGTTCATTCCGAAAAAAGATACATTACTCACAGCTCTGCAGCCGACAAGCACTGTTATCGGAAAAAGGCCATGTGGGCGTGTGTTAGAAAAACCAGACGGCAGTGAATATCCGTATCTTCTCGATGACAGCTATTTCGGATATTTCGACCATGACGCGGAGATTAAAGTAGATCTGACTGCAAAAACGTCGGTATTCTATATTTTCGAAAATGACAAGTTGGTATGCGTTGTCGCACCAATACGCAGAAAGAAATGAAAGGTGGTGGTGTAAATTGATTGCTGGTACAAGTAAAAACCGCTCAACTGCTGGAACAGTTAAGCGGCAAAAACAAACACTTACTAATTTAGTATAGCACAAATGAAGGAGACAGAAAAATGATTAGAATCGAAATCGACGCAGAGAACGTAATCGAATTGAAAGAACAGTTGAAAGGCCTCTTGAACGAGCCGGTTAAAAGCACAGTAACAGTTACACCGGAAAGCGTTACAGTTACCGCACCACAGGTCAAAGAAGTCAAAGCGCCGAAGGCAAAGAAAGCAGAGCCCGTAAAAGAAGAACCGCCGAAAGCGGCAGCTGCAAATGAGCTGACAGAAGACCAGAAGACTGAACTGCGTACACTCTGCGCGGAGTATACGCATAAAGTATCTGACGGCAAAGAACGGATTAAACAGTTCTTGAAAGACAAAGGGCTTGCTAAAGTAACCGAACTCAAGCCCGCTGATCTGTCAGAATTTAAAGCGCTGGTGCAAATCTAAAATGGCGCACGCAATGTTAAGCGCATCGGCCAGCTCCCGATGGCTGCACTGCACGCCGTCGGCAAGACTGGAGCGGAAGTTTCCAGACACGTCGAGCCCGTATGCGGAAGAAGGTACGCAAGCGCACGCGTACGCCGAACGCTTTCTGAACCTGTTCTTAGAGACCGGTAAGGCTACCGTTGTGATAAACGACAACGCAGAGATGCAGGAGGCTGTACAGGCTTACGTCAACATCTGCGTCGAAAAGATCAACGAAGCGAGAACTGCCTCTCCGGATGCGCAGATCAAAGTTGAACAGCGGCTGGACTTCTCCCGCTGGGTGCCGGAAGGTTTCGGCACAGGCGATATGGTGATGGTGTCGGACAAGTACTTTGAAATCGTTGATCTCAAGTACGGAAAAGGCGTTCCGGTCTCCGCTGTCAACAACAGCCAAATGCGGCTGTACGCACTCGGGATGTATGAGGCGTTCGGCTATCTGTACGGAGCCGATGAGGTCAGGATGACGATTGTGCAGCCACGGCTTGACAGCGTTTCGACTGAAACGATTTCAGTCGAAGACCTGCTCACGTGGGGTGAAGAAGTCAAAAAGAAGGCAAAAATCGCTTTTGCTGGTAAAGGTGATTTTTGCGCAGGCAATCACTGCCGATTCTGCAAAGCAAGGAACACCTGCCGAGCCCACGCAGAATACGAATTAAAAAACGTTAAAGAAGATCTGCAGACAGCGGAACTGGAGGACTTTGAAATTTCAGACATCTTGCTTCGTGCTAAAAACATCAAAACTTGGCTGGACGGTCTGGAATCATATGCACTCGGAAAAGCGCTTGACGGCTACGACTGGCCCGGGATGAAACTTGTCGAAGGTCGCAGCAACCGGAAGATCACTGATGACGTTATTGCAGCGAACAATCTTTTGAACGCCGGCTTCGGCGCCAATGAAATCTACAAACCGCAGGCACTGCGGTCGATCACCGACTTGGAAAAGCTCTGTGGAAAGAAAATGTTCGGCGAGTTGATGTCAGGAGTGATTGAGAAACCGCCGGGCAAACCAACGCTGGTCTCTATAGATGACAAACGGCAGGCGTTAGAACTGCAAAACATTAAAAATGATTTTGACGAAAGTCTTTTATAAAAAAGGAGAAAATATAATGAAAAGCATTAAATTTGTTACCGGATTAGTCAGACTGTCTTACGCGAATATTTGGGCGCCGAAAGAAGACCTTAGCGGCCGTATGCGTTACTCGGCAAGTCTGCTTATCAAGAAAAGCGACACAAAGACGATCTCACGTCTGAAAGCGAAAATCAAAGAGCTTATTAACGACGAAGAAGCTAAGAAAATTCTCGGCACACGTGGTAAAGATATCGACCTGCCGCTTCGCGACGGCGATACGGAACGTGAAGGCGATGACAACTATGCCGGGCACTATTTCCTGAATGCAAAAGCAACGGAAGACTATCCGCCAAAGATTCTGGGCTCTGACGGTGAAGAGATCTTCGATAAATCCGAAGTATACAGTGGGTGCTACTGTCAGGCGGTCTTGTACTTATTTGCGTATAACCAGGGCGGCCACCGCGGCGTAGGAGTCAGCTTGAGCGGTTTGAAGAAGATTAAAGACGGCACGCCGCTGTCCGGCGGAAGTGTATCTGCTGGAGACTTCGACGATGATCTTTTAGGCGCTGACGCTAAAGATGATGACGATGATAATGACGATATTTTTTAAGGAGTAAGTGCTATGAACACACTGGCAATTGACTTAGAGACGTACAGTGACAATGACATCAAGTACGGAGTCTATAAATATGTAGACTCGCCGAACTTTGAAATCTTGTTGCTCGGATACAGTTTCGATGACGGGCCGGTGCAGGTAGTTGATCTTACTAAAGAGGAGATGCCTGTGCGGATTGCACAGGCTCTTTTCGATGGCAGCATCACAAAGACGGCGTTCAACGCGAACTTTGAAATTACCTGCTTTAAAAAGCTGTATCCCGCGTTGCCTGCGGAGCAGTGGGAGTGTACAAGCGTACTGGCGCTGTACAACTCACTGCCAACAAAGCTTGCTGATGTTGCGGAAGTACTGCACCTCGGTGCAGATAAGCAAAAAGACACCCGCGGCAAGGCATTAATCAACTACTTTTCTAAGCCTTGCAAACCGACCAAAGCAAATGGCGGCAGAACAAGAAATTTACCGGAACACAACCCGGAGGCGTGGGCGCAATACATCGAATATAACCGGCAGGACGTCGTTGTCGAAAAGGCCATACGGCAGAAACTATTATCTCTGAAACCACCGGAGCTGGAACACCGATATTGGCTTATGGATCAGGCTATTAACAGCCGCGGCGCAAGGATTAACGAAAAACTGGTTGAAAACGCTATCTGCATAAACAAAGAACACAAAGCAAAACTGCTGGCAAAAGCAAAAGAGCTTACCAGACTTGAGAATCCGAACAGCCCGCTGCAGCTCACAGCTTGGATAGAAAACCGGCTTGGCGAGACCGTCGAATCGATAGACAAAAAAGCGATTGCGGAACTCTTGAAAAAAGACATTCCGAACGACGTGCGCGTTATGCTTCGGCTGCGTCAATTGCTCGGCAAAACATCAATCAAGAAGTACGAAGCAATGCAGAAAGCGATGACATCAGACGGAAGAGTGCACGGTATGTTCCAGTTCTACGGCGCGATGCGCACCGGGCGCTGGGCAGGACGCATTGTGCAGCTGCACAACCTGCCGCGGAACAGCATGGACACAAAAGAACTGGATACCGCCCGAGCTTTTGTCAAAAACGGCGATTTAGAAATGCTGGAACTCTGTTATGACAATGTGCCGGATACATTATCGCAGCTTGTCCGGACGGCGATTACCGCAAAGCCCGGCTGCCGATTTATCGTTGACGACTTCTCGGCCATCGAGGCACGTGTCATCGCATGGCTCGCTGGGGAGAAGTGGCGGCAGGACGTCTTTGCCGAAGGCGGCGACATCTACTGCGCTTCTGCTTCGGCCATGTTCGGCGTTCCCGTCGTCAAACACGGCGAAAATGGACACCTGCGGCAAAAAGGCAAGATTGCCGAATTGGCGCTTGGTTACGGCGGCTCCGTCGGCGCGCTAAAGCAGATGGGCGCTGACAAGATGGGTCTTTCCGATGACGAACTGCAGGACATCGTGACGAAATGGCGCGCTGCGTCACCGGCGATTACTAAGTTTTGGTGGGATGTAGACAGCGCGGCTAAAAAAGCAATCAAGACAGGCAGCACAGTCAAAATCAAGCAAGGACATCTTGCTTTCTGCCGAAAACAAGGCGCGCTGTTTATCGAATTACCGTCTGGCAGACACTTAGTCTACATCAAGCCGGAAATTGGAGAGAACCGTTTCGGCGGGGAATCCATCTTATACCGCGGCATTGAACAGGGCAGCCGGAAGTGGGGCAGATTAGAAACCTACGGCGGCAAGCTTGTCGAAAACATCGTGCAGGCTGTTGCCCGCGACTGCTTAGCTGCGGCTATGCTGCGGCTCACGGAAGCGGGATACAAAATCATTATGCACATACACGACGAAGTCGTGATGGAAGTACCGGACGGCGACGGGAGCCTTGCCGAAGTTACAGAGATTATGTCGAAAAACGAGCCGTGGGAAGCCGGTCTGATCAAAACGGCAGACGGCTTTGAAGGTCAGTATTACATGAAAGATTGAGGTACTAAAAATGAACAAAATACAAATGGAACAGCAGATCAAAATCGCAAAAGAAGGAATTGAAGTACTTGATAAATGGACAGAAATGCTTGACGCCGAAGCACTGGAAGAAAAGCGTGAACAGATAGAAAAAGCAAAAGCTTATTGTGAAGACTGCTTAGATGCGTCGCAAACACTTATTGAAGCTATTGAAGCAACAGAACCGAAGAAAGAAGAAGTAAAGAAAGATGAACCGAAGAAAGAAGAAAAACCGAAGCGCAGACGAGCTCCGGCTAAGAAGAAAGAAGAACCTATTGTCGAACCTTGCCCGCCGGCTGCTGCGGATGATTTAGATGACTTGTTCTGAGGCGGATTATGAGAATCATCAGTCAATACCAAAATAATCGGTTATTCGAAGTCGTACGCGTAGTTTACAACAGCCGTAGATCGTACAGATGGAAAGAGAGTCTGCAGGTGCACACTGCCTGCGGGCATTCTTTTCACTGCCTGTGGCATTTTCACGGTGGGTTGGGCGCTCCCGTTGACGAAGGCTCGGGCTACTACTGCCCGAAATGTGGGAAAAGATTGTACAGACGCGACAAGGATTGCTCGTGGATTGAGGTATCTGAATCCGGGCAAACGATACTGCCGTACAATATTCGTTTGGAAGCGCGGGAATACAAAAACTACTTGGATATATGCATTGAAACGCTGAACGTAGACGCTAAATCTCCGATTGATGTATCAACGCACACAGTAAGAAAATATACGCTGCGATTCGATTTCAAGACCAGGGAAACATTATATCTGCAGCACGGCGCGTTCGGGCGGGTAGCAATCTCTCATACACTGTGGCCGCTGAACAAGACGGCATACGACAATACGAGATTTTGTATGAAAGATACCGTTTTTTGTTATCTAAATGCGGAAAGCAGTATCCGATATGCTGATCGAAAAAGACTTGATTCATTCTTCAAAGATGTAGTTGACTGCTTCAATCGCAAGCTGTCCGAAGCTGCCGGCTACAAAATCAAGTCTGCTTACACACCGACGAATACACAAAATTACCGCGGGGCCTTTGACTACTGTTTCTCAAATCTTGTCTGGCGCCTGAGGTACCCAGACGCAAGAAACCTGACAACCACGGAGCTCCGCACATGCCCATACAGCAAAGATCCCGTCGTGAAACTCGTAGAGGATTCCGGAAAACCATATCTGCAGGCTATACGCAAAATCTACGATTTCCCGGATATGCCGGGACTGAATACCCGGCTGGCTAAATGCCCGATCCATTTCCTGCGTATTCTCCGGTCCGCATGGCCTGTTTTTCACGAGATCGATAATCGGTACAAACTCTTAGATAGAATGCTCGTGCCATTAAAAGGCAACATCGGCTTCTATCAAAGCACCGAGAGTTATCTCCGATCCCTACGAATGGTCAAGCACGCACGGGGCGAGGCGGCCGCGGTTAAATTAATGGAACGCGAAGACTCCTACAACGCGCAGGACTGCGGGCATATGTGGGATCTCTTGACTTCGCAGAACAAGCGGAAGTTTATCCGGGCGAAAATCCGCAGCCGGGATATTCGCGATTATCTCGTGCACTTAGTAGACAGGCAGCAGCACGCAAACGTTCGTATCAAATACAAGTCTCTGCGGGATTTCCCGCTGACCGGCAAAGTTGACGATTTAATCTTCAGCCTGCCGCCAGATACCGAACAGTTAGCAAATTTAGGACGCGCTATGCACAACTGCGTCGGCACCTACCGCGACCGTGTTTTATCGGATAAAGTACGCATTATTGCAGCTTTCAAAAACAGAAAGCCTGTCATCTGTATCGAGATCAAAAATGGCGCGGTGGCGCAGGCAAAACTGGTCAATAACCAGCCCGTCCGGGAAGACACAGAACTCAACCGCGCCCTGATATCATGGGCGAAATCAAGGAAATTAATAATAGAAACAAATGACGTTCAAACAGAAAAAGAGGTGGCCGGCGTTGCAGATGCAGTATGATATTGAATTTACGATAGCGACGGCGCCGCAGCGCTTCGCTAAAAAGTGGAAACACACGAAAACGACATGGGCGCACCTGCTTGAAAGGCTGTCTAAACCGACTGTGACGGGTGAAACCGTCGCAGAGTACAAAGCGATGAAGAAGTCTGACAGGGACAACCGAAAAGACATCGGAGGCTTCGTCTGCGGCTATCTCAAGAACGGCCAGCGGCTCAAGCAGAACGTCGAGTACCGGCAGGTTATCTGTCTGGACGCAGACAGCCCTGATGATGATTTCCTGACCGACTTAGATATCGGAATAGGCAATGTGGCATGGGGGCTGTACACAACGCACAGCCACACTGCTGCTGCCCCGCGCTACCGCGTGCTTATCCCGCTTGATAGGCCCGTAACGGCCGATGAATACAAAGCCATCGCAAGGCTTTTGGCAAAAGACATCAACATCGAGGCGATGGACTCTACGACATATGAGCCGGAACGTCTCATGTACTGGCCGAGTAAGCCCCAGGACGGAGATTTTATCTTCAGATATAATGACGCACCGATTCTTAATGTCAATGACACGCTGGGCAGGTACGAAGACTGGCGTGATACGTCGCTGTGGCCGACTTCGAAAAAAGAAGCAAGTATCACGGTATCAGCGGCGAAAAAGCAGGGCGACCCGCTGACTAAACCGGGGCTTATCGGCGCGTTCTGCCGGGCGCACACGATCGAAGACGCTATAGAGACATTCCTGACCGATGAGTATACAGCCTGTACAGTAGAGGGGCGGTACACATACACGAAAGGCAGCACAAGCGCCGGGCTTGTTGTGTACGATGACAAGTTCGCTTATTCGCACCATTCGACAGACCCTGCCGGCGGAAAGCTCTGTAATGCTTTTGATTTGGTTAGGCTTCACAAGTTCGAAGCGCTTGACGCAGATGCCGCCGAAGGTACTCCTGTAGTTAAAATGCCGTCTTATGTCGCAATGGTGAAGCTGGCAGGGGAAGACGAAACAACAAGACGCATAATAAGCGCCGAACAGGCTGAAGATATCAAGAAGAGTTTCAAAGAGTCCGGATTCAGCGCCGATGATGCTGATATGGACTGGATGGCGGAGCTGACAAGAGGATCAGGGAAGAACGCACCGATACTTCCGGTAGCGGGGAATTTTATCGCTATTCTTGAGAACGATCCGCAGCTCCGGGGCACATTCGGACTCGACTTGTTCTCTCGGAGGCTTATTGTCAAAAAGGATCTGCCGTGGCGGAAAAAAGGTATCGACAATATCTGGCGGGATACTGATGACGCCGGTCTGCGTAACTATTTAGCTAAATATTACGATCTGGCCGCAAGACAGGTCATCGATGACGCGTTGGTGGAAGTCATGTACAATCACAAAACGCACCCGGTAAGAAATTATCTGAAGAACTTAAAATGGGACGGAGTCAAACGAGCAGAAACGCTGTTTATTGACTTTTTAGGCGCCGAAGACTCGCAGTACGTAAAAGATGTCACGCGAACGTGGCTCAAGGCCGCCGTGGCACGTATAGAGCGCCCGGGAGTCAAATACGACTCGTGCATAGTGCTTAGCGGCCCGCAGGGCATAGGCAAAAGTACGATTTTAGGCAGGCTGGGCGGAAAGTGGTTTAATGACAGCATTGTCAGTTTTCAAGGCAAAGAAGCTATGGAACAGCTGCAGGGGAGCTGGATTATTGAGCTGTCCGAAATGCAGGCATCTACAAAAGCGGATAACGATATGATCAAAGCTTTTCTATCCCGGCAGACGGATAAATTCCGGACGCCATACGGGCGGCGTACTGAAGAGTACCCGCGGCAGTGCGTGTTCGCAGCTACTACGAATGACAGCATCTTTCTTAAAGACCGTACCGGCGGGCGTCGTTTCCTGCCCGTCTTCTGTCAGGGCGGCGGACAAAGGCCGCTGTCTGATTTGACAGATGATTTCATCGGTCAGATATGGGCAGAGGTCAAGCAGATGTATGAGGCTGATCAAAAGCTATACCTGCCCGCTGATTCTGCGAAGACCGCAAGAGAGCTGCAGGAGGCGCATACCGAGGGCAGTGAGAAGCTGGGACTGGTCTTAGAGTATCTGGATACAAAATTACCCGAAAACTGGGACGATATGGATTTATACGACCGGCGGGATTACCTGAAGCACCACGGTGAAGACGGCTATCCGGAAGGAACGGTGGTACGGAGCCGGGTGTGCGCGCTGGAAATTTGGTGCGAAGTTTTTGACGGGACGCGGCAGGGCTTTAGGAATGTTGACGCACGCGAGATGAACGGCATTTTGCAGCAGTTGAAAGGGTGGCAAGCCGCAAAATCTACGACGCGCATCGGTAATTTATACGGAACACAGAGATTTTTCAAACGCATAAAGGAGTCAAAAAATGTGTAAACAAAGTAGGAAAAAATGTAAACAGTTTTTGATAATCGAATTTTTACTTGTAAACAGTTGTAAACAGTTGTAAACGGATTTTAGCACAGTTTGTTTACAGGTTTTAAATAGACAGGGAGCTAAAAAACGGGTATTTGTAAACAGTGTAAACAATTATTCTATATAGAGTTACAGAATATGCAATTTATAGAGAATAGAAGCACATATAAACTCTATAATCTCTATAATCCGTAGGGGTCCTCGCGCGTGCGCGCGTAGCGCGCGAAATAAAGATTTATATTCTTATTATATAGGCGAAAAAAGTCTTTGTATGTTTATGAGGTAGAAATGAAAGAATATGCAGTAGAAAAACATCTGATATCCGTGACGCAGGCTTGCGGCGGGATGTGCATCAAGTTCACGAGTCAGGGAATGTCAGGAGTGCCGGACAGAATTGTCATTCTTCCCGGCGGGAAAATCGGATTTGCAGAGCTGAAAGCGCCGGGGAAGAAACCGAGACGGCTGCAAAGAAATGTTCTCCGCAAGTTGTACCGGTTGGGCTGCAGAGTGTGCGTGATTGATAATCCGGAATCTGCAGAAAGCTTTATCCGGAGGCTGGCGCAATGAAGTACATACCGCACAAGTATCAGAAAGCTGTGATTGAACATATCTTGAAAAATCAAGGTACAGGCGTCTTTTTGGGCATGGGATTAGGCAAAACTTCGACGACGTTATCGGCTATCTTTCAAGCAATGTTTGACGAATTATCGATTAACAAAGTATTGATTGTAGCGCCGAAGAAAGTAGCTGAAGCTACTTGGCAGGATGAAGCGTCAAAGTGGGATTGTTTTAAGAGTCTTACGTTTTCTGCAATTCTGGGAACACGGGCACAGAGAATACAAGCACTGGCAAGAAAAGCAGATGTCTACATCATTAACCGCGAAAACGTCGCATGGCTGCTTGAACACATGAAATATAAACCGGACTTCGACATGCTTGTTATTGACGAGAGTACAAGTTTCAAAGACGCAAGCACGAAACGATGGAAAGCGCTGCGAAAAGTCAGGACATGCTTCAAAAAAATTGTTTTGTTGACGGGCACACCGCGGCCAAACGGACTAATGGATCTGTGGGCGCAATTGTACTTACTTGATGGCGGTAAACGGTTGGGACGGACTTTGACTGAGTATCGGAATAATTACTTTGTGCCGGATAAGCAGAACGGCTCGGTGGTTTACAGCTACCGGATACGGAGCCCGGACGCTGAAGAAGAAATCTATGACAAGATATCGGATATTTGTATCAGCTTGAAAGCTGAAGATTATCGTTTGATGCCGGATAAACTTCCGCCGGTTACGGTTCCTGTGGTGCTTGATGAGAAATCACAAAAAGCATACCGAGAACTTGAGCGGGAATATGTCACTGAGCTGCAAGGCGAAGAGATAACGGCCTTATCGGCAGCAGCGGTCAGTAATAAGCTGCTGCAGCTGGCAAACGGAGCTGTGTACGATGCGGATAAAAAAGTTATACCGGTTCACGACGCGAAAATCACAGCGCTAAAAGAAATCGTAGAAGCAAATGACGGAAATCCGATTTTAGTCTTTTACAATTTCAAGCATGACAAAGATCGGATTAAAGAAGCGTTCCCGGAAGCGCGGGAATTGCAAAATTCAGTGGATATAAGGGCATGGAACGACGGAAAGGTAAAACTACTCATAGCGCACCCGGCGAGCGCGGGATACGGACTTAATTTGCAAGCAGGCGGACACATCATTGTGTGGTTTGGGCTGACGTGGAGCTTAGAACAGTATCAGCAGGCAAACGCAAGACTGGAAAGGCAAGGACAGAAAGAGCCGGTTATCATACATCACTTAGTGGCAAAAGGTACGGTAGATGAGTTGGTTATGCAGGCACTGAAACGAAAAGAAAACGGGCAGGAAGCCATGATGAACGCAGTTAAATTATTAGTCGAAAGGAGCGACAGAAAATGAAATTAAAGAAGTTACTGAGATTCATTCCGGTTGTTAGCACAACACGAGTTATCAGAGAAAGCAGGGGGCTATACGGTCGAACGTACAAAGTGATGTTTGAAGGCCAATGTGAAAAAATCCCGTACTGGCTTGTGGATTTTGAGGTTATGGCAGTGACAAGCGGGGATGGTAATTTGGTCATTGAGGTGTGCGATGAATAGCGCGGACATGGTGAACAGGCCGCCGCATTACAACAAAGGCCGTGTAGAATGTATCGATGCACTTGAAACGGCAACAAGTGATTTGAGCGGTATCGAAGCGGTGTGTACGGCGAATGCGATTAAGTATTTGTGGCGTTGGAAACAGAAAAATGGAACAGAAGACTTGAAGAAAGCACGATGGTATATCGAGCATCTATTAGAAAGGACTGACGAGAAATGACGGTTAAAGAGTTTTTGCGATCAGTCAGAGAACAAGATAGCCTTCTGCGTGCATACGAGCAGGAATTAGAGGATCTAAGACGTAGAGCATACAACATCTCAAGTCCGAAGTTAGGTGACAAGATACAGTCGAATCATTTAGCTACGCTTGATGAAATTGTGGATAAGCTGGACTCACAGATCGAAAAGGTGAACGCCACGTGGGATGAGCTGATTGATAAACGAAATCAGGCTAAAGCACTGATTAACAAAGTAGAAGACGAGAGCGGCAGATGTGTATTGTACAGGTACTACATTTTGATTCAGTCGTGGGAGCAGATAGCGGTAGAAATGAATTACACGATAAGATGGGTATACAAGCTACACGGAAAGGCATTGCAAGATTTAGAAAAAAAGTTCACTAAAATTCATTATAATTCACTATAAAACGTGTTATTATGATACTGTGAAAATATCGCGAGATACTTTCCTCCTCAATTTGAAAAGCACATGCCACTCCCCGGTGTGTGCTTTTCGTTTGTCCCGGAGAAAGGAGGTGGTGGCATGACACCGAGGCAGGAGAAATTCTGCGCTGAGTACTTGATTGATTTGAACGCAACACAGGCAGCTATAAGGGCCGGATACAGCAAAAGAACGGCTGACAGAATTGCTAATCAAAACTTGAGAAAACTTGAGATTCAAAGCCGTATTAAGAAAATGCGTGATGAATACTATGATAAAGCGATCATGTCGGCAAAAGAAGTCGAGTATCTGTTATCAAAAGCAGGCAGGGGCGAACTCAAAGAAGAGGTTGTCGTCGTCGAAGGCTTGGGCGACGGCGTTAGTGCAGCACAAATTATCAAAAAGCATTTATCTGCGAAAGACCGTATAAAAGCACTGGAACTCATGGGGAAACGCCACCACCTGTTCGAAGATCAGAACGTTAAGACCGGAGAAGAAGAGGTGCAAATTATTGACGATACAAATTAAACTCAGCGATAAAATGGCGCCCTCGTTTTTCTCTGTTCATCAGGACGTTAAACGGCATGATCACACGCATTACGTGTTAGCCGGTGGCCGAGGCAGCACAAAATCTTCTTATGTATCACTTGAAATCCTGCTGCTTCTTATGCAAAATCCCGAATGCCACGCTGTCGTTTTGCGAAAAGTTGCAAATACGCTTAGAAATTCTGTTTATACACAGATGGAATGGGCGTTAGACGCACTGCACATATCGGACAAATGGAAAATGACGGTTAGCCCGATGGAGATGATAAGAAAAGCAACAGGGCAGAAGATTTTATTCTTTGGCGTCGACGATAAAGCGAAAATCAAGTCTATCAAGTTGCCTTTCGGTTATGTCGGCGTGGTTTGGTATGAAGAGCTGGATCAGTTTGCCGGAATGGAAGAAATCCGCAATTTAAACCAATCTCTCATGCGTGGTGGGTCTAAGTTCTGGTGTTTTTCTTCTTACAATCCGCCGAAATCGGCGAACAACTGGGCGAATGAAGAAATGCTGCTTGATGAACAAGATAGACTTGTTCACCGTTCCGATTACTTAAGCGTTAATCCCGATTGGTTAGGGCCGCAGTTCATTTATGAGGCGGACAAACTCAAAGCAAAAAATGAAACGGCATACCGGCATGAATACTTAGGGGAAATCACAGGAACCGGCGGGGCGGTCTTTGAGAACGTCGTAGAGAAGCAGATTACCGATGAAGAAATACGGCAGTTTGACCGCAGGCGGTACGGTTTGGATTTTGGCTTCGCGGTAGACCCGTTGGCTTTTATTTCTATGCACTACGATGCAAAACGGGAAATTTTGTATATCTTCGATGAAATCTATCAACCGAAGCTGACAAACAGGCAGGCGGCGGTAAAAATAAAAAAGAAAATCACAGAAACGGCATTAATTCGTGCGGATAGCGCGGAGCCGAAGTCGATTAAAGAGTTAAATGAATTGGGGTTAAGAGCTATAGCGGCTAAAAAAGGCCCCGATAGTGTCGAGTTTGGGATTCGATGGCTGCAAGGGTTGTCAGCTATCGTGATTGATAAAAAGCGCTGCACAAACACGTATAAAGAGTTCGTAACATACGAATACGAAACAACGCGCGATGGACAGTACATCAGCGCTTATCCGGATAAAAACAATCATGCAATAGACGCCGTCCGGTACGGTTGCGAAGATTTAATGCCTGCGCGGTTCAAGGTCAAAGCTGTGCGGAGCAATTTATATTGAGGTGACAAATGGATAAATACAGTTTGTTGACAGATGCATATTTCGGTACCGGGCTTTTTGAGAACGGGGCCGGACTTAGGCAGCATCCGCGGGAAGATCCGGCGAATTATAAAGACCGACAGGGGCTCGCTTACTACTTGAATTACACCGGGCCGATTGTTAATGCTGCGGTAGATCCGATTTTCAAGAATGATATCAAGCGCGATTATAACGGTTCTGCATTGTTTCAAGCATTTCTTGATGACTGTGACCGAACCGGTACGGATTATCAGGATTTTTGTAAATCGGCGGCTATGCAGGCGAAACTATACGGCGTTGTTTACATCGTTGTAGATAACAGTGACGAGTTGGCAGAACGCAGAAGTGACGCTGTCGCAGGCCGTAAGTTGCCGTTTTTAAAGATTGTCACACCCGCGCAGATTAAAAACTGGGCAATTGACCGATACGGTCGTCTGACCATGTTTCAATACACCGAGATATCGCAGATTGGGGCGAACGCGAAAAACACAGAGACGTATACGTGGACGCAGGATTCGTGGGCGATCGGAAATGGCGACGGTAAAGCAACGGGTAACCATAATATTAGAAGTGTTCCGGTTGTGCAGTGGCTCGCAAGAAACACAGACAGGAAAATCATTAAGCCTCCGTCAGAATATCTTTCTGTAGCTCAAGCGAATTATTTTTTGTATCAGCTCTGTAGTTGGCATACGCAGCTTCTACGTGATCAGGCTTTTGGCATTCTGACAATGCCCGATGACGGCAGCGGAGAAGTAACGGTTGGCACGAATAACGCGCTTATCTATCCGGCTGACGCGTCGCATACGCCCGACTTCATAGCGCCGCCCGCGGCACCCGCAGAAATGCTGACGGAGCAGATGGACAGGATCATCAAAGAAATGTTCCGCATGTCCGGCTTAGATTCAGTGATTGGCGTGCAGAGTGACAAGAGTAAGTCCGGCGTGGCTAAGCAGTGGGATTTTGAAAAAACCAATAAGCGGCTGGCAGATTTTGCTGTACGCTGCGAGGATGCCGACGAAGCTATCGTTCGATTATTTGAGATGTGGTCAGGTGAGACGGTCGATTACAACTGCGAATACCCGCGAGACTTCAAGATTAACGATGTTGTTGATTCGTTGTCAAACGCGGCAGCAGCACTTGAGCTGGGATTTGACAGTCCGACATACAAGCTGGAAGTCTTGAAAAAAGTGCTGGAAGCATACATGCCGAATTTACCGCCGGAAATCTACGACAAAATGATTGAAGAAGTCGCGGCCACTATCGAAGAGAGCAAACAGAACAGCGCATTTGAAGACGGTGATGTAGATGATCTTGACGGAAACGGACAAAACGATTAAAGCTTTTGAGGAAGAAATAAAACGGCTTTTGAAAGCTGGAAAAACACCGAAACAGGCCGTTGATGAAGCTTATAAAAAATATCCCGTTTTGAAAATCATGCGCGGGGAAATAGAGCCGCAGCTAATCGGAGAAATGAAAAGAGGCGGCGCGGTAGGTGTCGCCAAACCGCTGCTGAAAAAAGCGTCTACTGCGGTATGGGCTGCTGACGGATTGACGTTGTCTAAAAGAACAACGCAGGGCGCAAAAGAAGTTACAAAGCAAGCCGCCTCGGTTATCGCCGAAGCGGTAAAGAAAGGACAGACTATACAGAAAGCGGCCCTTGCACTTTTTGATGGCTACGGCTATGGGCACACATTACCAGAGCAGGATATTCCGGACTTTCTGAAACGACTGACGCAGATTGCGAAAGCAAAGGAATACGGCGGCGTGGAGTTTCATAAAACTTTGCGAGCGGTAGAGCGGAATTTGAAGAAACTGAATACACAGGGGCTGAAAGCAGCTTATGCGCAAGTGAGAAATGCAGTTGTAACAGGAAACGAAAAACGCATTGACAAAGCGGTCTATATAGCCGCGCAGGAGCGCACACGACTATTTGCCCGCAGAATTGCACGTACCGAGATGGCAAGAGCGTATAATGACGGTTTTATGGCAAAATGGGCGACTGATGAAGACTGTGTAGCGTTTAAGTGGAAAATGTCCACGGCGCATCCGTTTTGCGATATATGTGATATGTATGCAGAAGCCGATTTGTACGGCATGGGGCCCGGGATATTTCCGAAAGACAAAGTACCGACGCTTCCCGTTCATCCGAACTGCATGTGTCACCTGCGGCCAGTGATGGTGGGATCCAAACTACTGAAAAGCGAAACACCGCACGCAAGAATAGAAGAAGGTGGCAGAGAATGGCTTGCTAAGCAGTCGCTTCCGAACCGCCAAAGAATACTTGGCGTGTACGGCGAGAAAGACGTCAAAGCAGGGTGGAGCTGGACAGAAAAAGCGCGCGGATACAGCGGCGGAAAGATGAAAAGCAGGATAAAAGATGGTACAATAAAAGAAAAAGACTTTGAAAAAGAACTGCAAAGCTTAGGTGTTAATGTCGATCTATCAGCTCTGAAAGAACCGATAAGAGAAGCTAATATGGCGGAAGTGCTTCAAGTTGTTAACGACAACCCGAAGTTGGCAAAGCATATAGAAAAGTATGGGCTTGATATAGAAACGAATCTAAGCGGAGTGGCGAATGGCGCTACGCAATTCAGCATGCTCCCGGGTAGTATAAAGGTGAGGCTGAGTTCAAAGCTGCTACACGATGTAACGGCTATTAAAACAAGCGTTGCGGCGCAGGAAAAATCAGGGTTTAAGATGCCCGCGGCTGACAAAGAAGCTCTGCACTACACTGCAAGTCACGAGTTTGGACATGTTCTTGAGGTAGTCGCTTTGTATGAGCGAACACAGGGTTTACCGACGTGGGCAGTTGGCGACGAGTTTAAACGGCAAGCAAAGCTTATTCGAAAAGAAATCATAGCATGTGCTAAGGAAATCGATAAAAAGGTGAATTTCAGAAATTACACAAAGTATTTGTCTGAGTATGGTCGTAAAGATGAGTTTGAATTTTTTGCGGAATGCCATGCAAATATGAGATGCGGAAAAACTAATGTCTTGGGGCAGGCTTTGAAAAAATGGTTAGAGAGGTGGAATGAAGATGGATAAAATGTGCACATTATCGGATTTGGCCGATAGGCCTTATTTTCTTACGAATAAAAAATGGTACTATGAAGACAAAGAAGGAAAGCTACAGCTTACATCTGAAGCGCCGCCAAAAGCGGTAAAAAGCTATGATGATTTTTTTAAAAAGCCAGAGTTCGACAAAAACGGTATCATGACACTACTGTAGTTACGCGTAAAAATATTTAATTTTTGTTGTTTAAAAAGCACTCATAACGAGTGCTTTTATATTGCCTTTTCGCGGGACAGGGGTCCGTCCGTAGGCGTTAAAGAACGGTCTTTTTTGTTGGGACAGGAGCCCATTATTACAGTACACAGGAGGTACTTATTATGACATTGGCAGAATTGTATGAAGCGTTAAGCAAATTGGAAAATGGCGCGGAGATGGTATCTACCATCAAAGCAGAGATTTCCCGATTAAATGGCGAATCCGCGAAGTTCCGCACATCTAAAAATGAAGCTGACGCGAAAATTACCGAACTTACCGCAAAGGTGGAAGAACTTACGGCAAAAGGTACAGGAGACCAGACTGCCGCCGAGAAAATGCAGAAACAGTTGGACGAACTCAACAAGAAGTACGAAGCGGCTGAAAACGCTCGGAAAGAAGAGCAAGCTAAACGGGTACAGGCTGACATTATGCAGCAGACCGTGGCAGCTCTTACAAAAGGTAACGCGGCTAATCCTGCTGAAATTGCAAAAATCTTGGTCGGTTCTATCAAAGCAGATGAGGACGGTACTTACAAATTCACAAACGCCAAAAATGAACAGGTCTCTATCGAAGACGGTGCCGCAGGCTGGCTGAAAGATAATGCGTGGGCGGTAAAAGACACGCAGAATCCCGGAAGCGGCGGAGGCAACGGCGGAAATGGGAGACAATCACAGCCGCAGGGGCTGCAGGCGGCAGTTGCGGCTGCATTGAATAAGTAATTTTTTTAAAGAAAAGAGAGGTAAAAACACATGCCGGTAACATTAGCAGAGGCAAAACTCAACGTACTGGATGATCTTCAAGCAATGACCATTGATGAGTACGCAAAATCCAATTTTATTTGGAATCATATTATTTTTGATGACGTAGTATCCCCCGTAGGCGGCGGAGCTACGCTGACTTATTCATATAACCGCGTGAAAACACAGCCGAAAGCTGACTTCCGAGCCGTTAACGAAGAGTACACTGCACAGGAAGCCGAAAAAGAACAGAAATCCGTCAATCTGGCGATTTTCGGCGGCTCATACAAAGTAGACCGCGTCATTGCGAAGATGGGAGGTGTCGAGAATGAGGTAACTTTCCAGATGCAGCAAAAAATCAAAGCTGCATCCGCGCTTTGGAATGATACTGTCATCAACGGCGATACCGGGACGAACAACAAAGCATTTGATGGGCTTGAAAAAGCGCTGACCGGGTCTTCTACAGAATATAAGCCTACCGCGACTATTGACCTGTCTTCCGGGTCTGCCATTGACAGCAACTATAAGACATTCCTCGATGCACTCGATGAATGCTTAGGACTGATGGATGGTGAGCCGTCCGCACTGTTGATGAATGCGGCACTTTTCACAAAATTCAAGGCTGTTGTCCGCCGCGCGGTAGCTTACACTGAAACGAAGGACGATTTCGGGCGTCCTGTTCTTACTTATAACGGTATTCCGATTGTTAATCTCGGCGCAAAATCCGGGTCTAATGATCCCGTTGTGCCGATTGACACGGCTAAGAGCACAACGTCTCTCTACGCAGTACGCTTCGGCATTGATGGTTTCCATGCCGTTTCGATGGCGAGTGTAGCTCCGGTGCAGACATGGCTGCCCGACTTCAAGACATCCGGAGCAGTAAAGTCGGGCGAAGTGGAAATGGTGGCCGCAGTTGCGCTGAAAGCAACGAAAGCGGCTGCGGTTCTTAGAAACATCAAAGTTAAATAAGGGAGGTACAAGATGGCACAGATTATAGCACCGAATAAAGACTATAACGGCGAAAGTGCTTCTGTGACATTCGTTAAAGGCGTCGGAGAAACTTCTGACGCCTATTTAATTGAGTGGTTCAAAGAGCACGGGTATACCGTTATTGACGATGAGGCCGCAGAAGTACAGCCGGAAGCCCCTGAAACTCCTGCAACCGACGTTGAAGCCGAGGAACAGTCCGAGGAAACACAAGAAACACAGGAGAAGCTGAAAAGGACACGTTCTTCAAGAGCAAAAGCAGCTGATGCAGAATGAGCACCGCGGATATCTTCAAAAGGCGGCTAAGGCAGGCGGTCAAAGAGAGCACTTTAACTGTGGCAGAGTACGCACAGGATAACCACAGGTTTAAATCAAGGACTGGCGCATTAGAGCAGTCGGTAATGACTGATTATAGGGCCGGTGGATTGACTGGTGTTATCACGCTGGATTTAAATCGTGCAGATTATGGGTATTTGGTACATCACGGATTCCCTGCGCATACCATTCGCGCCAAAAATAAAAAGACTCTTCGGTGGGCATCGGGTGGCAGATTTGCTTTTGCTAAAAGCGTTCGTCACCCAGGATTCGTCGGAGATCCTTTTGTTTTTAACGCTTTGGACGCGTGCGATAGTGAGATTGACTCTATTTTTGATCGTTATGCGGAATTAGCTAAATCGGAGGTGGAAAATGCTCTTAACAGTCGATGATTTAATAACAAAAGACGAACTGCTGGGGCCGGTTCTAACCGAAGAAACATTGGCCGATGCACATGACTATTTATATTATTTGGCGTCGCAAGTAGGCGTTGAGAAATCAAAAGTGCAGGCTACGGTATTAGTCAAACGGTTTATTACCGCTTATGCTTTCCACGCGACGGCGGTTAATAAATCGTTCGGCTTGCCCGGCAGCATGTATAGCGATGGCAAGGACATTGATGCTTATGCGAAAAAGGTGCAGATATATTCTGATGAAGTAAAAATGCTGGAGAACCGACTGCAGACTGCGGAGGCTTTTACGGGTGCTTCGCAGTCTTCCGGTTTCCGAGCAGTTAAAATCTTTCGGGGGTAAGTATGGCTTGGCTTGAAATCTTGAAATACCTGCAGACTGAACTGAAAAAACAGAAAGCGGCGCAGGAAATAAAACTGGGTGCGTACGATCCACGGACGATTAAAAATACTGACGGAATTATTCTGCTTATGCGCGGAAATGAACAGCCGGACACCGATTCGGATATGGTCGATTATGAAACTATAACGCTGTATCTTGAATGCTGGATTCGTTATGACGGCACGGAACTATATGTCGGTTATGAAAAACTGGCCGCGCTGGAAACTAAGGTGGACAACGTTCTACAGAAAATCCGCGATGAGTCGGGCAAAGTAACGAATGCTATTCAACTCATGGATATTCGAGTTAGCCGGAAGACAGGAGATCCCGGTGGTTTGCGGCCGCTGTACGGCGTGCAATATGAAATAACAGTTACTGTATACGAAAGCGAGGATTGAATATGGCAGTACAAGCGAGAGGTTATAAAGCCTCTACTACGATAGATTTTGAAAGCGCTTATAACAAGGCACCGGTAACGAAAAAAGGAATACTGCTGCCGATTAACAAAAACGAAATGGAGAAAAAGCAAACGCTTATTTCTTCGGACACGATTACCGGGAGTCGTAATAACACGATTTCCAGCCTGGGACGCGTAAGCGTTGACGGAAATGTGACCATCCCGGCAGATTTCCGAGCTATCGGCTATTGGCTGAAAGCGTTACTCGGCGCGCCTACGAGTGTAAAGGGCACGGGCGTTAATACGCACACGTATAAAGTGGGTGACACGCAGCCGTCTTTTATTCTTGAAAAGGCATTTCCCGATTCAGGCAAGTACTTTTTATATCGCGGCTGCAAAGTGAATACTTTGAAATGGGGTTTCGGCGAAGATAGCGAAATGACTGTTGAACTGGCTATTATGGGTGCTCTACGTGAAATTGCGTCCGCTACATATGACACGTCAGCTACATCAGTAGCGAAGCTTCCCATTTCGCAGAATCACACGTATGTCAAGATTGGCGGCACAGAAAGCGAAATCGTTAAAACAGGCGATTTTACTCTGGACGCAGGGCTTGATGGTGATCAGTATGTTGTAGGCAAGGGCGGTATTCGAGGAGACATCCCGGAGGGGCTGTTTAAAGCAAGCGGGAACATTGAAGCGCTGTTTATGGATACTTCTATGATGTCGCTTGCAGACACCGGCGCGAAAACATCACTTGAAATCGGTTTTAAAATGTCGGAGAATTGCAGCTTGGCATTTACTTTCCCGGAAGTGCAGATTGAACCGCATGACGCGCCGATTGATGGACCCGCGGGGGTTTCTGTGAAATTTGCATGGAATGCATTTTATGAAAGCAACGCACAGAAAAGTACTGTGCAGGTTGTATTGAAAAATGATAAGGAGTCTTACTGATGGTCGAAATAAAGACAATGACGAGAAAGCAAGTCAAAGACCTGCGTAAAGCGGGTCTTGATTTAGTTTTGCTTGGCGAGGCGGATAAAACAAAGACAATTGAGGCTCTTGAATGGGTTTTTGACCATGTTTATCCAGAACTTGCTGATGATGAAGAACTCTCTTATCGCGAAATGATCCGGATTGCCACAAAAACTTTTGAAAAAACATACGGAACGGATGCAGAAGTAAAAAACTAACGGATGCCTACCGGTGGGAATGGTCACCGCATCGGGAATACTGCGAAAATTGTCAAAAGCTGTACAGAAAACTGAATAAGAAGCCTCCTTGTGCCGACTGCGAGCATAGGAGGCCTTTTTTGTCAGAAGAAAATACTGAAACGTGGGAACTTTGGAGCTACTGTGCGGGGCAAGTTCGTACCAGCGGGTTAGGCGACATTATCGGAATTGATTATAACGCATTATTTCAGGTTGCAATTGTACTCGGGATTGAAGTAACTCCGGGGATTTTAAAAAAGATAAATGCGATGGAAATGATCATGCGGGAAGAGGTGAGGAAAATTGGCAAGCAGCACTAAAACGATTGAAGCGCGAATTGAAGCAAAGGATAATGCTTCGGGGTCTATCAGCAAAGTTAAGGCGGAACTGAATAAGCTCAGGGACAAAAATATCAAAGTAAATGTGGATACATCGGGCGCGGAATCTAAGATCTCGAGCATAGCGCAAAAAATCAATTCTGTAGGAAAAGGAATGTCCGGGGGGCTTACCGGGATTCTATCAAAAGCGAGTCCCGCAGGATTGGCGATTGCGGGAGTAACTGCGGCAGTTGCAGGGTTAGGCGCAGCTCTCGGTGCCGCAGGTGATAAATTTATAGGCTACAACGCTAAGATGGAGCAGACCAGTATTGCGTTTACTTCTATGCTCGGCTCTGCGCAAGACGCCAAGGTTATGATGGACCAGCTGCGTAAATTTGCGGCGGATACGCCATTCGAATTTGAGGATATCGCTCCCGCGGCACAGCAGTTAAAAGCGTTCGGGTTTGAGGCAAAGGATATTATTCCCACTTTAACCGCGGTGGGAAATGCATCTGCAGGTCTTGGTAGAGGCGCCGAAGGATTGAAGCAGATGGCTTTCGTCATGGGGCAGATTAAAACAACCGGAAAACTGATGGGGCAGGATGTCATGCAGTTGTCCCAGCTAGGGATTCAGGTCAAAGATATTTTAGCTAAAAACTTAGGACTTGCCGCAGATCAATTGTCGGATATCGGGAACCAGGGCATCAGTGCCGACGCGGCCATAAAAGCGCTCACGGAAGGCATGAATGAACGGTTTCCGAACATGATGGCCAAGATGTCCAATTCTTTCTCCGGTATGCTGAGCACCATTAAGGACAACGCAAGCCAAATACTCGGTAAAATCGGAGAACCGCTTTTTAACAGCATGAAAAATGCGATCGGCAAAGTCCGTGATGTGTTTAATACAGCTCTTAAAAACGTAAATACAAAGGGACTGTCGCATATTTTTGATGACTTGGTTCCCAAAGGGCTTGCGAATCATATCAGCCACCTTTTTAACTCAATCGGACAGGGAATTTCTGCGGTTATGCCGGTCATCGATAATCTGTCATCAGCTCTTGGCGACTTGTTTAAACCTCTTTTAGAGAGGGATAGCAGACTATTTTTAGATATGCTAGACACTGTCGCAACAGTGACGGTTAATGTGTGGCGCGTGGTAAGCGGCGTTATCGCAGACATTGCGGCCGTTATTGGTTCGGTAGAATCCTATATCGTAAGCGTACTGAACGGTATAAGTGGTGCATTTGACACCTTGTATAACGGATTGCTTAGCGGAATTGTGCAGCTGGCTAATCGATTTTTAGCGACTGTGGGTGACTGGCTGTCGCAAGCATATAACGCTATTGTCGATTTCGTGAATGCCTGCTTGGACAAACTCGGGGTCGTCGGTACGGCCATCCGAAAAATCGCAAGTATGGTCGGCGCAGAAATTGAATCCGCAAAAGACGCAGTTACAAACTCTAAAACGTTTCAGGCGTTGACTAATCTTGTGACAATTGATGGCAATATTACTTCAAAAGTGGAGAAGGGGCCTACTGATTTTGTTAATCAAGGTGGTGGCTCTGTGAGTGATGGCGGAAGCGTCGGGGGTTCAGGAGGCGGTGGCGCTGGTGCTGTAGACAAAGCGCAAAAGAAAATTGAAGAGCTGACAAAAAAGATCGCCGATGCCGTTTCGGATTTATCTGATAAAATCCTTGACGAAACTGGAACAGCTTACGAAAAAGGAATCGGCAAACTGAATAGAGAAATAGCCAAAGTAAAAAAAGAAATTGAAGAAGCCGCGGCTGCAGGAGTTAATACGGACGCACTGCAGGCAAAACTTGAAGAATATGGCCGTGTTATAAAAGATAAACTTGTCAAAAAGTGGAAAGAAGCCAATACAGATCTTGTTAATGATACAAACCTCGCCCTGGCTAAAATGACTAAAAGCATTTCCGCACAGGCGGAAGCACAGTACCAAATTGATCTGGAAAAGCTAAAACGCGAAAAAGAGAACAAGCTAAAAGAAGTTGCACTGACTCAAGATAGCGCCGAAGCTAAACTTGCGGTAGAGCGCTGGTATAATGCGCAGCTTGCGCTTATCACAAAGCAGCGGGACGACGAGCTGGCTAAAGAACCAAAAACTTGGAGTGAAGCTTGGAATACGGCGCTTCAGCAGATGGTCGAGAATTTCGGATCTAAAGGTAAACAGATGCAGGACGCTATGAACAGTGTCGCATCCTCGATGGCTGACGGTTTTACAGACATGTTTACTGATGTACTGACTCTCGATTTTAAAAACATCGGAAGCTCTTTTAGTAACATGCTGAAAAGTATGTTAAAAGCAATCGCTAATTTCATGGCCAAACAGGTCGTGACGAGTTTTTTAAGCCGGTTTTTAGGTGGCAGCGGAGGAGGCCTCGGAACTGGGATTTCTCTCGGTGGCAGCTTTAGCCAGAGCTGGAGCGACCGGATGATTGCGTCCGTAGCGCCTAAACTTAGTTTTCGCGCGAACGGCGGCCCGGTATCTGCCGGGCAGGCATACATCGTCGGAGAACGCAGACCGGAGCTGTTCGTTCCGCGTACATCCGGCACGATTATCCCGAGTGTCAATGTAGGTCGACAGGCGCCGGAAGTGCAGGTGGTTGTTCAGAATAATACTGGTACGCCGATGCAGGCTAAAACGCAAACAATGCAGCAATCGGATGGTCGGATTCTGAAAACGATTATTCTGCAGACCGTAGCAAATGCTGTTTACACAAATGAAGATCACATGCGAGATGTCATAGCAGGAGTCCGCGGAGGTTAATATGCTGAAATTCCCGAACATCAAAAATCCTATCTACCCGCTAAAGCATAAGCGAGTAGACCACACGTACAAAATGGAACAGGACAATGAAACTATCAACACGCGGCCGAGGTTTACGAAAAAACCGCTGCATTTTACTTTGCAGTGGTCAGCTTTACCCGCGGCCGATTATTCATTGCTTGATACATTTTTTAACAATCAGACCTACGGCAATGCTTTAAAATTCCAATGGACATATCCGCCGGAGCCCGGGTGTAAATTCGCAGGGCAGACGTTTACCGTCCGATTTTCCGGGGATCTCGAATTCGACCTCGTAAATCCCGGATTGTTTTCAGGGCAGGTAACACTGGAGGAAGCGTAAATGGAATTATCTACAGCCGCAATTATTGAAAAGAATAAAACAGCTTCTGATGGTGCCGATCTTCTTCTCTGCGACATCACATGTAGAGATGAAAGTCTGCACTTAGTAGCTAATAATGAAAATATTGTTTTTCAAGGCGTCACTTACTACGCTTACGCATTCAGCGTCGATAAAATCAAAGTAAGTAGTACAGAAATGCCGTCAGCACGGCTGAATATCAGCAACATCACCGGATCTATGCAGGCTTTGCTTGAAAAATATGATGGTGCGGACGGCGTTACCGTGTCCCTTAAAGCGATTAACACGAATGTCCCAGATGAGATTTTAGATGAAGAAGTATTCGACGTTATCGGCTCATCCGCAGATAAAAAGACAGCGACGCTGAATATTGGCACCAGTTTTTCATTGCAGAAACGCTTCCCGGCAACTCGCATATTGAAAGATTTTTGCCCTTTTAAATTCAAGGGGCGCCGCTGTGGATATAAAGGGCCTGTGACAACCTGCAATAAAACACTTTCAGATTGCCGCAGATGTGGTAATAATAAGCGTTTTGGCGGATGTCCGACAGTGCCGCAGGGAGGCCTTTATGTTAGAGATAACTGATTTAATCGGAAAACCGTTTTCAGAAATGAAATGTTGGGATTTGGTGCAAGAGTATTACCGCCGGAACGGCAAGAGTTTACCGGATTACCGCGAACTGCTCACTGCTGCCGGAACTCCCGACGGCCACGATCAATATCAAGAACTCGAAGAGCCTGAAATCGGCTGTATTTGCATATATTCAATTAAGGGCCATGGTATTGACCATGCCGGGGTATATCTTGGTGACAATCAACTTCTGCACGCCACGGAAGGCGGGGTGTGTATCGAACGCTTTTCTAAATTTTTACCGCGGCTGAAAGGAATGTATAAATGATTCATGTAATTATCGTTAATAATCCGTTTGACAAGCGGCAAAGAAAAGATTATTACGAGTCGTACAGTGGGAAAACGGTTAAAGAATACCATTCCGAAGAGGGAGAGAAAGTATACGCAATTAACGGTGTCCCCTGCGGTGCGGAGTATATTCCCGCGGACGGGGAAGAGCTCGTCGTCATGCCGAAAATTGAAGGTAAGGCTTTAGGATGGATTTTATCCATCGGAATTACTGTTCTATCAGCTGGAATCGGCGCAGGAATTATCGGTGGCATGACGAGTATGTGGGTGCGCATGGGCTTGTCTCTCGCAATCGGTATGGTGGGGAATGCACTGGTTAATAAGCTGACGCCGACCCCGAAAGCGGATTTGAGTAATACCGAACAATCAAACACTTACGGCTGGGGTGCTCCGACGACGTTAACTGGGCAGGGATATCCCCTGCCTATTGTTTACGGCACTGTTAAGACTTCAGGGATTATGCTTGCCCGGCACGTTGTATCCGAAGGTGAAAAGCAGTATCTGAACATACTCTATTGCGTAGCCGAAGGGCCGATTGATGAAATATCTAACATTGAACTCAATGGAAATCCGATAAGCAATTATACCGATGTGCAGGTAGATATCCGTTTAGGCACGAATACACAAAAAATTATTCCGAATTTTAACGACTCTTATGCTGATACGGGGCTTGCTTATGAGCTCAACGATGACAGTAACTGGCACACGCATAAATTAGACGGAAATACAGCACAGGGGCTTGAATTAACATTTTCATTCCCTGCCGGTCTGTATTATTCAAATGATAGCGGCGGTACTTCCGAGACCTGGGTCGAATTGGAAGCACAATACAGAAAAGTAGGGGATACTGATTGGAAGAATATAGACATCGGCCGCATTAAGAAAAACACTAATAAAGCTTTTTATCTTGTTTATGCAGTACACGATTTGGAACCCGCACGATATGAAGCGCGCGCAAGATGCACAAAAAAAGCGGGCACGTCTATCCGGTACGCGAATAAAGTACAGTGGCAAGGCGTTACCCAAGTTATTTATGACGATTTCGAGTACCCGGGCAAAGCACTTATCGGAATTAAAGCGTTGGCCACAGACCAGCTGTCCGGGAACGATCCATCTATGACATGCCTCGTTACGCGTAAGAACGTCAACGTCTGGAATCCGGCAACAAAGCATTATGAAGAACGGCCGGCAGACAATCCGGCATGGGCCACATATGATATTCTGCATCACTGCCTGAAGATTGATACTGCAGAAGGCGGCTTTGATTATGAAGCCGACGGCGTCCGAAAAGAAAATATAGACTATTATGCATTCAAAGCGTGGGCGGCAGCATGTGCTAATGCCGGGATGGCGTTTAATTATTTATATGACAGCGCTATGTCCGTGTGGGACGCAAAAGATTACCCGTGCCGCGTTGGCCGCGGAGCTATTCTGCTGATGGGCACTAAGTTCTCTTGCGTCTATGACTACGCAGGAACACCTGTACAGCTGTTTACTGTCGCCAACATGAAAAAAGACTCTTTTAAAGAAGAATTTCAGGCTCGGGATCAGCGGGCAAACGCAGTTGAAATATCTTTTATGAATAAAGACAAGAACTACGAACGCGACGTGCTGACCGTCTACGGTGATGATTACGATACTGCGGAAAGAAATGTACAGCCGGTGCAGATCGAACTAATGGGGTGTACCTCATTGCAACAAGCTTATGCGTTCGGACGATATAAACTTCGGTCGAATAAGTATGAGATCCGAACAGTCTCTTTTGACGCATTCGTCGATGCGATCGCTTGTACAATCGGCGATGTTATTCTTGTACAGACCGATAATACGACGTGGGGCACTGGTGGTCGGATTGTTAGCGTTAACGGAAAAGAATTAACTCTGGATCAGCCTATTGATATTGATTACAGCTCAATTTTTGTCCGTGATCAGGATACCGATAAAATCTATGAATCTGCAATCACATCAATAGACGGATGCAAAGTAACAGTTTCAAACGCTACCGGTTTTTCTGCAGATGCAGTTTATGCCGCGGGTAAAACTGGGAAAATAGCTAAAATGTTTAAAGTTTTAGCTATTGAAAAAGGGATGGACGATGCTACCCGGACTATTACCGGGATTGAATATTATCCGGAATTGTACAGCCCGGATACGAGTAAAGTGCCGGAAATAACGGCATACGATACTGTCGTCAGCGGCCCGACGGATCTTACTGTTACTTGTACCGTTAAAACGGGTTACGGAGCCGGCACAGATTGCTCTGTGCATTGCGCTTGGATTAATCCTAAAACGGCTAATACTGTATATCTCGAGACAAGAGAGGACGGAGCTAATGTCTGGGTACACCGCGGAAGGTTTGAAAACAGCGAGAACTCTTATACCTTTGAGGCAGACGGAACCAAGAAATACACTGTCCGGGTATATTCGGAAAACGAACTCGGCAAGCGATCCAGCTACTCTACGGCCAGAGTAGATTTATCTGCGTGGCTGCATCCCGCGGAAACGCCAAAAAACATCAAAGCATACACACGGTACCGCACACTGCCAAATGGGTCTCATAGATACGATATTCTTGTATCGTGGGAATCTACGGATTTAGTCGGTCGTGTCTGGTATAAAACAAACCACGTACAAGGCGAGGCAATCGTCATAGAAGACGGGCTAAGCGCCGATGAACTCGGCTTCGCTGGAGCGTGGGTGTACGCAGGGCAGGGAAAAGGACAGCTGATTATTCCGCAGGCTCTACCCGGCGACACCTACAGAATAGCAATTACCACAGCCGATGGACGGGGTGTATTTAATCTCCCGGATGATGCGCCGAAAATCGACAAATTAGTCGCGCTGAAATCCACAATTCCGAACACCCCCGATAACTTCAAAATGGTTATCGGTAGTGTGGCACATTTATCTTGGAATCCCGTAACAAATGCTGACGTACAGTTCTATGAACTTAGGACAAACAGTAACGCGGGCGGGGATTCTGACGCGTTACTTGCAAGAACAGACGGGCTGTCTTTTGATGTTACGCTTACGAAACGCCGAGGGACGTTATACCTGTTTGCTTGCAACACTGAGGGGAAATATTCCGCCCCCGCAGCTATCACTTATAACAAGCCCGCACCGTTAGCTCCACCTAAGCCCGATTTAATATCGGCAATCGGCGGATTTTCCGTTGTTGCTAATCCTATCCCTGCCGACTGTGCAGGGATGGCGGTATACATAGACCCTGCTGGTAAGAACATCACGAGGGTAACAACAACGAATAGTGTTTACTCGTATTCTTGCCCCGAAAATATTTATGAAGTATCTGTCGCTTATTATGACATGTTCGGCGAGGGGGCAAGGTCACCATCGAACACGGTCATAGTGAAACTTGTTATTGACGAATCAATGCTGAAAGATGGAGCAATTAGCCTTAAAAAAGTTGACGAATCAATCAAAAAAGCACTGGAAGCGGGGAAGGTTAGTCATGAATCTGTCAATCAGATAGTGTCCAATTTGAACAAAGAAGACGGCTACAAGACGTATAGCGCCTTAACACAGCTGAACAACGCTATCGAACTTCGGGTAAAAGATAACGAGATCATTAATCGCATTAATTTAACGCCGAAAGGAACGACGATTGACGGCGGTTATCTGCACATCACAGGCAAGACAACTATCGATAATAATGTCATAGTGAACGGTATGCTCGCCGCAAATGCGGTAACAGCAGATAAGATAGCAGCTGGCGCCGTGACGGCGAATAAGATCAGTGTTAATAGTCTTGAGGCGGTATCAGCTAATGTAGGCAATCTTAAGGGCGGTACTATATCCGGAACTACATTAATAGGCTCGACAATACGAAATGCGTCGAATACTTTTTCTGTTGATCCAGACGGGAACATAGTCGGAGCAACGCTTAAAGCGGGTACCATAGATGGTAATTCTGTAAGAATTAACGGCTACAACGTCAGGGCGGTTTCGATTCTAAAAGGTACTGGTAAAGGAGATTTTACAATTCCTCTTCCAGAAGGATATGAAGAAAAGGACTGTGTGTGGACGGCATTTCTAATGAGCAATGCACGAAATACTTATTCTTTTTCAATGAACGGAAGAAGAGTGCATGCAAAAGAAATATCAGGGGATTACCCCGACCCGCTGTGCGGTTACATGGTTATAGGTATTAAATAAAGGAGGCATAAATTGTGGTACGGATTTGATAGCGAAGGTGCTTGCCGGTTCTCTTCTGACGGCACAGTACAACCGGAGCCGGGCATATCGGTTGTGAAGTCCGATGTAGTATACCCGGATATTTCCCGGCTTGTACTTATTAACGGAGAAATCGTGGAAATGGAGGAGACGGCGAATGAAGCTAACAGTATTTCAACACGGTGAAATCAGGGATGAGAACGATAAAATCATTAAAGAAGGGACTTACGGCAAGCATACCGTGTTCACTTCTTCCGATAATCGAGGGATTTTAGACTATATCATCAATAACTTTGAAGTGCTGTATCAAGCGGTACAGGGTAATCTATCTGGCATTGTCGACGTAAACGCCATTTTTGATACTGTCAAGGAGTACATCAATAAGCAGAAATACGTACAGTCTGTAGACGGAAAGGGCTTATCTACAAACGACTACACGGCGGAAGAGAAAGCCAAACTGGCGAGTCTTGAGAATTACTCTCTGACGGCAGATAAAATAAAAACGGCATTAGGGTATATGCCGGTAAACGAAACTGCACTAAATGATAAAGTGTCTACTGACGTATTGACGAACGCAATAACATCGGTGACGAATAACTTTAATCAGACACTTACAGGATACGCACAAAAATCAGAACTAAACGACAAGCAGAATAAATTGGATTTTGACAGCGCACCAACGGAAAATAGCGAAAAAATGCTTACATCCGGTGCTATATATACGGCAATTAAGCAAGCCGTACAATCCATTACAGATGTAGATAATACATCATTTTAAAAAAGGAGCGAAATTATGAAACTCACAAGGCAGGACATCGTAGACGCAATCAAAAAAGGAAGCGTCGAGATTAAACCGGAACAGTATGTAGATTTAGATGAAAGGAGCTTTTAATCATGGCAAAAGGATTAGTAAATATCGAAAGTTTGAACGCTATTGCGAACGCAATTAGAGAAAAATTAGGTACAACCGCAACATATAAACCTGCTGAAATGGCACCTGCTATTCTGTCTATTCCGACAGGAGGAACAGGAGAAGAAATTCCGAAGGTTTATGTACCGAAAAATCTTGAACATCAGAACATCGTTATTACACCGAAATTTCTTAACACACCGGACGAAACAGGGGATAAAAAAGTGTATACTATGATAGTATCTACGTTAGGCATTAAAGCAGTACCCGTGGCGGGATATGAAGCGGGGAATATTGTTATCAACGGGATCGTGATGGGTAAAGAAGTTGATAACTACACAATCTCCGGAGGCGAACAGATTACCGCAACAGCGGCCACGAAAATAGGAGATTCTCCGACACTTGATATTCAAGGAACCTTGACGCTTACTGAAAACGACGAGAATACATTGGTTGCAACGAGTGATAAAATCAATACTACAAGCGACGGATATCAAGTTTCTCACGTAGAAATAGCCAATATTGGTGAGTTCGCGCTTGCTACTCTTACAGTAAACGGGATTAGTGCTTTTTACAATAAACCCGGGATTTACACTTCAACGATTATCAAAGCCCAAATAGGGGATGTAACATTCGATGCGACGCGTGAAATGACGGAGACTATATCTGGGGGATTCGCGAATGCAGACTTCCTGCGGTTAAAAGCGAACGTTGGTACCCCGATTAATTTTTCGATTAAATACGAATAATGCTTAGTTAGTTTACTGCGGGAGCCTGAACGGCTCCTGCGGTATTTGAATTTATTAAGAGGTATAGCAAATAATGAGTATGGGGGATATGAGCCCGGAAGCGTTGGAACGAATCGTCAGAATTGAAACAAAGCTGGATATGCTTGTCGAAATGATTCCCAAAATGCAAGAATTGCAGTTAGCGCACGAAAGAGCAGCGCAGAGCGCTAAATCAGCGCACCATCGAATAGACAATATATACAAGGTAGCGGGGCTTATATCGACCATCGTATCTGTTGTCATCGCATTAATCGGGAAGGTGCTGTGATATGTTAAAAAAAATATGGAACATGGCGGTACAGTACGCGCCGAAAATAAAAGGTCGAGTACGGACATCGATGCAGATCGTTTATGTGTACGGAGCCGGACTTATCATTTTATTTTTAATGGTGATCGCAGCGTGGATACACGATTTTTATCGAACAGGAGTAGCGAATACAACGCTACTCATCAATTTTTTCAAAGAGTTTACGGCACCGGCAGTAGTCGGTGCTTTTACTTTTGTGAGTGTTTTTTGTGTAGACAAGAATCACGACGGACGGCCGGACGCCGCAGAAAAAGAAATAAAAAAAGAAACAAGAAAGGAAGTGCGTAGAGATGACGATAGAGGAATTTCGGCAGGAACTCAAAAATAAACGGGATTATTTTTATCAATTCCCGTGGCCGGCAACAACTTACGGACACTGGACGGCAGGGAGATATTTTACAACGTTTAACGATTATCATTTTAATGTTGATGGAGACGGTGAAATCATCTACACAAAACCACTCGATGAAGTACCGAAAGCAACCTGGCATAGGAACACAGGTAGCATTGCCATCGCTCTATGCTGCTGCTACAATGCACGCCCGAATGACTTAGGTGAGTACCCGCCGACTACGGCGCAAATCGAGACTCTTGCGAAGATGTTTGCGGTCATTGCCGAGGTTTTTGACAATCCGATTGACAGAGAACATTTTATGACGCACGGCGAGGCCGCTAATGACGACGGTTACGGGCTGTACAGCGGAGAGCCCGACTGCCGCTGGGATTTAGAGCAGCTGTGCGACGAAGATAAAATAGGGACCGGCGGAGATATTCTCCGCGGGAAAGCGCAGTGGTATTTAGAGAACGGGGTGTAAAATGTATGAGAAGAAAAAGATTATCGCTGTTGCTTGCGCTGTCATTGCTGTCTGCGCCGTGCTTGTCTATCTCATATGCACAGGCACCACCGGTGGCAGAAACGGTAACGATGCAAAGGACGCAGTACGAGAGGCTCAAGAGTATAGCAAGCAATCAGCAGATGCGGTTAGATCAGCTAGAGAGCAAATTAAATCTGCTGGAGAACAACTCGACCGAAGCATCTCAAGAGTTGACCGAGCTGCAGAATCAGCTGACAGAGTGCAGAAAAGAATTGATGATAACTCAAGAACAATTGCGGAGTGCAGAGATCTCATTGCAGAAAGCAGAAGAGAGCTTGATGAAGCTGCAAACATCTTTAAACAAGTTGACGAAGAAAATCGATGAGCTGACGCATGACGTGAGGCTTGCGAAACGTCAACGAAACCTATGGTCATACATCGCAGGAGCTGTAGCGACAGGCTGGTTGGTAGACAAATTAAGTAACTAACGGGGCGGGAAACCGCCTTCTTTTTTATTGCGCAAATTAATTTATAGTGGTATTATATAGACGTCAGAGGGAAACCTCTGTGGGTTTAAATAATCTGAAAAAGGAAAAGGAGCAGGGAGAAATCCTTGCTCTTTTTCTGTTGCATGATATAAAAAATAATTATAACAAAACATCTTGAAAATGTATTGACTAATCAAATATGATATTATAATATATAATCAAGAAAGGGGAACACCCCCACAGATTATTTAAAACCACTAAGGAGGAAAACAAAATGATTAGAAACATCGGAATCGAAGAAGGCGGAAGAATTTTAACGGACGGAAGCCGGACAATAAAATTTGAAAGAGTAGACCAAGGATATGAGATGTACGAGTTAAGCGGGAACAGATACACCCGCTGCGGCATAGTAAATGCCGACGAAGAAACCACAGATACGGATTTGTGGAACATGACAACAGACGATTTGTACTAAAAAAAGGAGACATAAAAAATGAAAATTGCAATTACGGACAGAAATAACGAAATTAAGGATCTCAATTACCGAAAAAACGGACTTGACATCACAGAAGACTTGGTAGGATTCGGCCCGATGCCGGCGTACAATGATGAGGTTGACGCTTATGAAATGAGGGAAGATGAATATAACTGGTGGAAAAACCTCATTGCTATGCAAGAACGCTGCGATGAAATGGAAGAAGAAATTGATGATCAAGACGCCATTGAAGATATGAAAGAACAGTGCGGAAATACCGACCTCGAAGACAGCATAAGACAGTATAAATATCTGCTTGAGGAATATACTGAAAACAAAAAAGGAGAATGAGGATGAAAGAAAATAAAACAGGCTGGGGCGGGCGTCGTAAAGGGTCCGGCGCTAAAAGAACACTGCCGCCTGGTGCCCGAAGCCGATCTATTAATATGACCGATGAGGAATTAGTAAAAGTCAAAAAAGTTTTAAATGAGTCAAGGAGGAATAAAATGTTTAAATTGTATGGAATGCAAGACGTTAAAAAAGGTATTTTGTTCAATATTGAGGGGAGCCCGAACGGAGTGATCGCCGTCGCTACCGCATTGAAACCCGGATTGAATGAAAGGGTGGAACTTGTCGATGAGAGATTCAGGACAAGATTCAATGTTTATGTAAGCACTGAACCGCCCGCCAATTCTCGGGTAAAAAAATCAATGATCGGTGAAACTGTTCTTATCGGCAGCGGCAACGATCTAAACGATTTGAAAGAAATAGAAACCTACGAATTGGTCAGAATCAACATATATAAAACTTCCGACAGGATTTATGTCCATGTAGAAGAGTTGGACACGGGGGCGATTACAGTAAACGGAGAAGGTACAGACTGGGACATCGAAGAAAACAACGGACGTTTCAAGAATATCAATGACTATATCGATTGCTTTGTTCAGAATAAAGAAAATGTAAAATCTGTAAAAAGGATCTCTAACGATACGATAGAGATCGTGTGGTACGACGAGGAGTTTAAAGGCTGCATGGTGTCAAAGCATAAGTTTTGCGTGACGAAAGATCTAATCGGAACAGTCACGCTCGATATGGACGTCGTGAGAAAAAATGACGTAGATAAAGAGTAACATGCAAAAAAGAGCGGTAATGATATCGCTCTTTTTAATTTTGTGACTCATATTGCTTTTTTGATAAGCGGAATTTTAAATTGTAAGATAAGTGGCAATCTACATGATTTCTCTTGGGTCACCAGAATATGTTTATCCGAACTCCCCATTTTACAGAATTTTGTAAGATGGGGAGTTCGGTTTTATAATTGTACGGTTATATTTTAAAAAGTTTTCCTATATGAAGTCCGGTCTTCAATAGATTTTTATGCTGCTGATCGGATGAATGCCGGGTATGGATAACGGCTTTTGCTGTATTAAAAAACAGCCTCCTTCAAAAAGTAGGTCGGCTGTGTGCTATTCCCATAAATGTAATAAGCCCCGGTTGGGGTATTACATTCCCGCTGTCGTATCAGCTGTACAGCAGCGGGATTTTTATATGCTATAAAAGCGAGTTTGACTGCAGTATCTTGCTAAAATCTTCTACAAAAGGTTTTGCTGTATCAGTCAGGGCATATGTATGAATGACAGAAAAGAAATTTAAAATACAGCCGTAAAAGAACTACGTCTTAGAGCAGCGTCCTTTTCCTGCGGCTTTGTTACCAGCACCGATACCACAGATTAGACAGAATATAAGTGCCATGAATTTATTTCCTTTTACAATTAACTTTCAAGCAAAGTGGCTTCCTGGATTAATTCTTGCACGATCGTTTCATTGCATTTTTCGACAAGGGATTTCATTCGAAACAAGTCTATAATAGCCCAAATGAAAACGCCTCCGTAAGTAATCCAGTATAGTATATTTCTTACAGGTTTCCTTAAATAAAAATAATGAATACAGAAAAACCAGCAAAGATAAGCGACTGAGAGGTCTTTCTCTTTCGCTGCAAGTCTGTTCGTTACATAATTTTTTTGTGCAGGTGTCAATTCATTTAGTAATAAGGCTGTTTTTTCTGTCATATTGATGATTTTCTCCTTTATAAAATTAATGACTTTTGAAAGGATATATTATGCGGCAGCCAGTCCTAAGATTTTTACACTCTTCAGTTTAAGCCGGGGAAGGACAGGCGCTTCAAAGGGGCGTGCTTCGGTAATTATTTTTTGATTGAAAGAAAGTTCTCCAGAAAAATTCATCATTGTCTCCGCAAATAAAAAAACTTATTTTAACGGCTGCCATTTAAATTATAATACGGGAAAAAGCAAAAGAATATTTTCTCGTGATTTCGTGGACGGAAGTAAGAAATATTTCAAATGTATCTGCCGGTGAAAAACCGCCATCCGATGGACAGCGGGAATATTTACGCCAGTTTTTCAATCATTTTATTCCATCCGGATTTTTGGAGGCGGTGAAGCAGGACAGTCGCGCAGGAGGCGCGGATGCATTGGTCAAGTAAAAGGGCGCACCATGCGCCGACAAGGCCCCAGCCCATGACAAAAAGGAAGAATGCTGTCATGATAGGACGGAGAATCGTGATGCTTACG